CCGTCGGAGGCCACCGGTGACCCGACCGAAAGTGCCGAACCGCCTGCCGCGCAGGCGCCCATCGAGCCACCGAGGTCTTGGACGAAGGAGGCACGCGAACGGTTTGCATCCTTGCCCCGCGAGACGCAGGATTATCTGGCGTCCCGCGAACAGGATCGCGACCGGGAGCTGCGCCGGAGTCAGAACGAGGCCGCCGAGCAGCGCAAGGCCATGGAGGCCGAGCGCCAGAAGGCGGAACAGGCCCGCGTCCAATACGAAACCGCGTTGCCGACCATGCTGGCGACGCTGCAGCAGCACCAGGCAGCCGAGTTCTCCGACATCAAATCGATCGTCGATGTCGAGCGGCTCGCCCGCGAGGACTGGCCGCGTTATGTGCTGTGGGACGCGAATCAAAAGCGGATTGCTTCGGCCCAGCAGGAGCTGGCGGGCACCGCGCAGCGGCAGGATCAGGAACGCCAGATCAGGCTCGATGAATACATCGCGCGCGAGCGGGGTGTATTCATCGAAAAGGTTCCCGAGATCGCCGATCCGGTGCAGAGATCCAAGCTGGAGCAGGCCGCGCTCGGCATGTTGCGCGAGCTCGGCTTTGCCGATCAGGAGCTGAACGAGCTCTATCGCGGCCGCCGTGACCTCAGCCTGCACGACCATCGCCTGCAGATGCTGATCCGCGACGGCATCCGCTTCCGCGACGCCCAGAAGGCCGCCAAGGAAGCCAGCACCAAGCCTGTTCCGCCCGTTCAACGGCCCGGCGTCGCGCAGCCCAGGGGCGCTGCCCAGGACGCCGTCGTGCAAAACCTCACCAAGCGTCTCGATCAAACCGGCAACCTCAAGGACGCCGCCAGGCTACTCGCCGAGCGGCGCAAGGCTGCCAGATAAAGGAGCCATCATGGCACTTCCGACCAATACCTTTGCGACCTACGAATCGATCGGCAACAGAGAGGATCTCAGCGACGTTGTGTACCGAATCGATCCCACCGAAACGCCCTTCATGAGCGGCATCGAGAAGGAGAAAGCATCCGCAGTAAATCATGAATGGCAAACCCAGGCGCTTGCCGCCGTGAATACCGGCAATGCGCAGCTCGAAGGCGACGATGCGGTCGCCGACGCCACCACCTCGACGGTGCGGCTCGGCAACATCTGCCAGATATCGCGCAAGACGCCACGCGTCACCGGCACCCAGCGCGCGGTCGAGCATGCCGGCCGCGACGACGAGATGGCCTATCAGGAGATGCTCAAGGGCCTCGAGCTCAAGCGCGACATGGAGGCGATCCTGGTCGGCACCAACCAGGCCAAGGCCGCCGGCAACGACACCACGGCGCGCACCACCGCGTCGGTGCTCTCCTGGCTCAAGACCAATACCAGCAAGGGCGCGGGCGGTGCCGATCCGGCGGCGGCGCTGGGCGCCAACACCCGCACCGACGGCACGCAACGGGTGTTCACCGAGGCGAACCTCAAGACGGTGCTGCAGTCGATCTGGAATGCCGGCGGCAAGCCCGACATCGTGATGACCGGCGGCTTCAACAAGCAGGTGTTCTCGACCTTCACGGGCCGCAGCTCCCCGATCGAGGACGCCAAGGCCAAGAAGATCACCGCGGCGGTCGATGCCTACGAGTCCGATTTCGGCACGCTGCGGCTCGCCCCCAACCGCTTCATGCGCCCGCGCGACGTGCTGGCGCTGCAGATGGACATGTGGGCGGTCGCCTATCTCAACGGGCGGCGCTTCGTGTCCTTCCCGCTCGCCAAGACCGGCGATTCCGATTGGAAGGAGATCCTGTCCGAATACGCGCTGGTGGCCCGCAACGAGAAGGCTTCCGGCGGCGTGTTCGACAACACCACGTCGTGAAGTAGCGAGTAGCGGGTAGCGAATAGTGAATAGTGAATAGGGCAGTGCGTCCGATACTGCGCTCTATCGCTACTCGCCCATTCGCTACTCGCCCACTCACGTATCTCTTCGGGCGCCCCTTGCGGGCGCCCTTTTTCATCGAAAGGACCAAAAGCCATGACGCTTCCCAATATTCGCCCGCTCAACGAGTGGGTGGTTACCTGCAAGACCGCGAGCGTCGGCACCACGCCGGTCGCCGCCTGGTGCGTCGCGCCCGTGCGCGGCCGCGTGGTGCGGACCTATGCGGTGCTCGAAGGCACCATCACGACCGCCAATGCCGCCATCGCGGTCGGCATCAACGGCGGGGCCGACATCGGCACCGGGGCGTTGAGCATCGCGCCCGGCGCGGCGGGAACCGGCGCCAGCGATGCGCCTTCGAACACCGGCGGCAACGCGCAGGTCAACGAGGGCGACTTCATCGCGTTCACGCCGTCGGGCGCCACCGGGGCGTCCATCCCGGCGACCTTCCATGCCGTCGTCCGGGAGCAGTAACGTGCAGATCTGGAACCCCGCGGCGAGCTTCACGCGGCCGAGCAACACGACCGCCTACGCATCGGGCCAGCTGGTCGCCAACTCGACCACCGCCGGATCGGTGGTGCCGATGGCCTTAGGGGTCAGCGGCAACTCCATGCCGGGAGCGACCCGCATCACCCGGGTCCGGCTGGCCAAGAGCGGCACGCTCGCCACCAACGCGAGCTTCCGGGTGCATCTGTATGGCGCCAGCCCGACGCTCGCCAATGGGGACGGCGGCGCCTGGTCCTCCAATCAGGCCGGCAATTATCTCGGCTCGATCGACGTCGCCTCCATGAAGGCCTTCACGGACGGATGCTGCGACGTGGGTGCTGCCGCGGCCGGCTCGGAGCTCCTGCTCCGGCTGCCGGCGGGAACCACCATCTACGCCCTCATCGAGGCCCGCGCCGCCTACACGCCGGTCGCGAGCGAGGTCTTCACCCTCACGCTCGAGACCGTGGACGACTACTGATGAGCGGCATCGAGGTCGAGCTGACGCTCCGGGACGGCGATCTCACGGTGCGGCATTTTCAGGATTGCGAAGCCATCATCGAGAATAACAAGCAGTTGCGGAACGAGCCGCAGAAGAGCGACTGGGGACGCCACGTCGCCAGCATCCCCAACAACATTCTCTTGAAGTGGATGCTGGAAGAGGGCGTCCCGGTCTTCGGGATGCCGGCGCACGAGTGGGACAAGTTCCTGAAGAAAAAGCTCGCCGATCCCGATTGGCGCGATTTGCGGACGGGCTGAGCGTTTGCCCCGGGCGCCAGCGCGCTCCCTCGCCCCGCGTGCGGGGAGAGGGTTGGGGTGAGGGGGCCTCTCCGCGAGTCTGAGCCTGCGGAAACGCCCCCTCACCGGGCCGAGTTTCGGTTTTCTTCAATGCCGTGTCGCCCTCTCCCCGCAAGCGGGGCGAGGAACGCCGCGCGGCCGCCTTCGTATCGATAGGACCAACTCATGCCCCTCCAAACCTACTCAGACCTCACCACCGCGATCGGCAACTGGCTGCAGCGCTCCGACCTTGCGGCGCTCACGCCTAATTTCGTGCAGCTGTTCGAGGCCTGCGCCAACCGGCGCTTGCGGGTGCGCCAGCAGGAGGCGACGGCCGCGCTCACGCCGGCGGGCGGCGTGGTGGCGCTGCCGGCCGATTACCTCGCCTGGCGCCGCCTGACCTGGACCGGCAATCCGCGCCAAGAGCTCGCCTATGTGGAGCCGTCATGGCTGCAGGCGGCCTATCCGGATCTGCCGGCCGACAGTCCGCGGGTCTTCACCATCGAGGGCGGCAACATCAAGACCATGCCGCTCGAACCGGGCAACGTTGCGCTCGAGCTGGTCTATTTCCAGCAGATCCCCGCGCTCGCCGCCAATTCCACCAATTGGCTGATGAGCCAGCATCCCGACCTGTATCTGTTCGGCGCCCTCACCGAGGCGCAGGCCTACACCGTCAACGCCGAGACCGCTGCGCTGTGGAAGGCGCGCCGCGACGAGCTGTTCGATGAGATCGAGAAGCTGAGCAACAAGAGCCGCGGCGCCGGCGCCGTCCGCACAATGGGCCCGACGCCGTAGGCGTCACGAAGGCAGAGAGGGTTCCAACTTTTCCCTGACGCAAGGCGCGCTCCTTCTCCCCGCGCGCGGGGAGAAGGTCGGGATGAGGGGGC